TATATTGTTTCGTGAGCTGGAAGTATGGCAGACTCCCACAAATATATCCTGCCACCGTCATGCTGATCCTCCTACTTCAATTTCCCGGCGTGGTAGCCCTGCCGAGCTACGTCATCCATTTCCTTTTTGACAATGCGCTTAAGCTTCCCGGCATCATAGGCTTCGGAAACGGAATGCAAATGGATATCGCCTATTGAGACTGAGGCTCCTCCGCCGGCGGGCGCCAGGCCGCGGTTAGCACGCATGAAGTTCAGTGTACCCATGCTTCTCATCGCTTCGGGATTCAGGACACCTTCTCCGGCCCTGAGACGATAACCGCCGGTTGTGGAGACTTCGCCACCACCATGCATCCAGGGCAGGAACGTCTTATTAAACTTGTCAGAGCCTGGAAGGCCCTCTTGTGGTTTCTCTTTCTTTTCGCCCCAGTGTGGGATCTTGGGGATATCCTTGAAAGGGCTGATGAGGTTTATAGCCTTTATAGCAAGGTTTACCCCATCAATAATAAGATTTACAGAGGTCCTTATTGCACCAACTATCCCATCCCACACTGTCTGCCAGGCGGCTTTAACCCCATCCCATATAGCCTTAACCGTGTCAATCAACGGGTCCATGACTGTATGCCAGGCCTTTTTCAATGCACCCCAGACTCCGGTTATGGCACCGCTAATTCCACCCTTGCCATCTTTTCCACCCCAAACGTAACTCCAGGCCCTACTAACAGCGTTCCAGACGGCCTTGACCGTCCTTATAAGCGGGTCGATGACAGCATGCCAGGCTCTTTTGATCCCCTGCCAGATAAGCTTTAAGCCTGCTATTCCCAGGTTCCATATTCCCTTCCAGATCCTAATGATGAACCTGAAATATCCAGCCACCGCATTCCAGATGATCTTAATGGTGGCCACTATGATCTTAAAGACGGGAACAATGATGTTGCGTATCACCCACACGGCAACCTTGATCTGAAAAGCGATAATCTTAAACAGGACGGTGAAGAACGTCTTGAGCACGCTCCATATAACCTTCGCCGCTATGATGATGGCCTTCCAGACAACCGTGAGAATCGTCTTGATAGTGCTCCAGTGACTCTTGAAGAAGGCCGCGATGGGCCTCCATATGGCAAGTAGGAAACGCTGGATGGGTGGCCACACGGCGTCAAATGCCCTCTTTATGCCATCCCAGACCTTTTTCAGCACCGGGCCGATCTGCTTCCAGTATTTCTTGATGAGGAGGGCCGCGATAACGACGATAGCGACAATCGCAATAACGACCAGGACGATGGGGTTAGCGGCAAGCAGGGATGAGAGAGCTGAGAAGCCACTGCTGATCATTCTGAAGGCCTTCATCATGGTGCTGGCCATCTTCAAAAACTTCGCGCCGATTGTCAGCACCGGACCGACCGCCGCTAACATCAACAGAAATATAACTATGGCGGTGCGAATGGGACCGGGAATCTTGGAGAAGGCGGTGGCGATCCAGCCCACAACAGTCGCAAGCTTGGAGAATATTGGAAGGATTGATTTGATAGCATCCATGATCCCCTTGCCCAGGGGTTGCAGGGCGAGGGAAACCTTGTTCTTGAGGATCTTGAACCGGTCTCCGAGGGTCATGGTTTCTTTGGCCGTTTTGTTTATCGAGATCGGGGTTTTCTTCAAGGTCTTTATGAGATCCTCGAAGTTAACCTTGCCCGACCTGATAGCATCGGCCATTGCAGGACCTCCGCGAGTACCGAACAGCTCGACGGATAATCTTGTGGCCTCGGACGCGCTTCCGGCGTTCTTGATCTGTGTGATAAGCTTCGGAAATTCAACAGCGGGGTCCTTGCCTGCTTTGGCCAGTTTGGATAGACCGGCATTCAGGCCCATCATAACCTTGGAGGTTTGCAGTCCCGCCTTGTCAAACGTGCCGATGAGGGCCGCTGATGCTTCAAACGAAAAACCTACGCCCCTCAACTGGGGTCCAAACCTGGTCAAATCCCCCATCAGGCTATTTATAGGGATACCGGTTTTCGTGGTTACCCCGTACAGATAATCGAGCGCCTTCCCCTGGTCCTTGGTCGCTATCGCCCAGTTATTAAATACCTTCGCGGCATTCGTGCTGGTTTCTACTACGTCCGACTTGGTGATCCTGGCCAGGTTCAATAACTGTGTCGTGAGGTCCTCAAGAGGTTTGCCCACAAGCCCGGTCTTTATGCGCAGCTGCGACATCGCCTCAGCTACCTTCTCGGCGGATTCGGGGACCGTCTTGAGCACCGTCTTGAAGCTTTTCCCGAGCGACTCGGCCGCCTTGCCCGTCTCGCCGGTGCGCTGCTGTATGATCCTCATGCCCTTACCGACGTCCATCGCGGCGGCCACGGCAATGCCACCAACAGCAAGGATAGGCAGGGTGAGTCCCTTGGTAAGGCTCTTGCCCATGGAAGCCCATTTTGTTGAGGTAGCAGCAAGGCGCGTGGAAGCCTTGCTCATCCCCGCGTTAAACTGCGCCAGGTCGCTCGTTATTCTTACTATTAGAGTCGCTACCGCTCCGGGCATGCTTGCGCTCCCATGACATTTGATAGAGTTTCAGGTAGGTGATTAGACCTGGCCAGTTAGGTCCGGACTCGGGCTTTTCCTCTTCCTCTTCCTGGAGCAAGGGGAATAGTTCATCAGGCATGATGAGGGGATCTGATTCTTTGCCTCTGTTAACATTCAGTAGGATCGAGGCAACAATGCCCGCCCTGTTATCCGCCCGACGACAGGCCTCCTGGAACCGTTCCAGAAGGGCATCGAATTCTTGCGGCGCGAGATCCCAGTATTCCTCGTCGGTCAGACCGAGGTCGTATCTACCGGCGGCCCAGCGGGTGAGCCCGTCTCGGATAAAGGGGATTCATCCGTTCCCATCAACTCTCCGATGATGTCTGAGATCTCCTCGAGCTTATCCAGATCGATCATCTTCGCCAGGCCATCGATCGTGAGATCCGGGTCCTCATGAATGAGGCAGGCCCAGACGATCGTCGCCAGGTCTGTTGCGGATTCACTCATCTCGCCGATGGATTTCCCAGCGGCTTTCTCGAACTGCATCTGAGACCAGAGGTCCAGCCTGAGAACCCTGGGCCTATCCAGCGTGATGGTCATGTCTCGCGCCATACGTCCTCCTTATGAATCGTATCCCGACATTGTCACCGGTCCGGTCAGCTTGATCTCGACTTTCGCGGTTATTGCATCCTCAACCGGGAAGCCGATCTCCATGTCCTGCACGTTGGCCGCGAACGTGAATTCCGTGTCTTCCTCATCGGTCGCGATGACCTTCCAGTTGCATGTCTCGCCAGATTGCTTGAGAGCCCAGAGAGCCTGGTGAGTCGCCGAGTTCGGATCGAAGAAGATCTCGAACTTCAGCTCACCGGTCTCGATGATTCCAGCGATATATTCCTTCGTGCGGAGCAACGACGAGTGAGAAGTGACGTCAACCTGGTCCGTCTTGCCGGACGGCAGGTCGAAATCCTTCACGCCTTCGATGGTCGAAAAATGCTCAGTGGGAGTTGCGCTGTCGCCCAACTGCAACTGAGTTCCCCATCCTAGTATTGGTGGCATTTTGCCCTCCTTCGAAAAAAGCCGCCCCTGAGGCGGCTCTTCCATGTTTGTTGTTCAGATCGATTAGCTGCTGTAGGCTTCCTCCCTACACCAGATCCGTACACTCAGAATTGTCCTGTAAAGCGGCGGGGCCGAATCCGGAAAGTAATCGTCGATTTCGTTCTCGACAAAGACCACCAGGAGATCGGTGCCCTTATAGCAATCCAGGTAATTTCCGATGTCTCGCGCGAGTCCTTTGGCACTGGCAGAGGTCACGCCATAGACACTGACCTGGTATAGTGGGTGAATTAATGCGGTTCCGCTGTGTGAGCGCACCCGGGGCCCGCCTACCTGTTGGTATACGATGGCGGGATAGGTCGTCTTCTCCTGAACCGATGGATAAACATTCTCGGTGAATCCTTGCAGGATGTCGACAAGTTCGGTCTCTATCATCAGATCGCCCCCAGGGCCCTCATCCTTGTCATGAATTCATCCTGCGCTGCGGATTGAACCTGGGGATCCTCGAGGGCCGGTCTCAGGAATGGAGTCGCCGGCATTGCCCCCGTATATCGCCCCGTGGATTTCTGAGTTCTCGGAGGCGTCCCGAGTTCCGCGAAGCGCATATAGAAAGCATCTCGTCCGACACCGACGTCCCGATTTTTCGGGCCCTTGCCGAAAACCTTGATCTCTTCTTTTCCGGCGCCGGTGAGTTCGGGAGCTCCAGCCTGGGCTACTTCCTGCACGACGTCGGCTGCGGCATCCAGGACCCCCGTTATAACGACGGTTTGGACCTTGGCCTCGATGCCCCTGAACTCCAGGGCGGCTTCCTTACCCCCGATGACGGCGATTCCCATCAGACTTCCTCCCGGCACATCAAGACGAGTTCCCGGGACCGCTCCTCGGTATTGAGCACCGCGAGAATCAAGAGCAACCTCGAACCCAGAAGGATCCTCATGGTGCTGTCGATCCCGGATTGATACCGCATGTTCACCTTATGGGTGACATCCGCGTTGACCTGTTGGGCATCGAAGTATTCCCGGCCGCTCAATGGCTCGACCGAGGCCCAGGTGTCAAGCACCTTCTCCCATGTGATAATGGGTGCGCCATCGTCACCCTTGGCCGTGCTTATAGGCTTCTGAATGGTTACACGGTGGCGAAGAAGTCCTGCTCTCACGCGAACTTCACCCACCTGTAGGGCCCGAGAAGAGCCTCGATCGTGAAGGGAATCCGAGATATCGTCGATCCAACAACTACCGGCTCCCGGTTTTCATACAGGTGAGCGGCAAGCAACTTGATGGCGTTCCTGATCGCGGCAGGGACATCATTGGCATCATCCCCGTAACCGCAAACGAATTCGATGATCACGGGGTAGACCGGCGCCAGGACCGCGGCCGGCCAGGTACATCCGTAATTCAGGACCGCCATGTTCCGGTGCAAGTCCGCGGTGAAAGCCTCGAAATCAAGTTCCTGGTTGTCGAAGTCTGTATACACAACAGACTCCACCGATTGAAGCGGTGGCCAGGGAAGATGCACATGATCCTTCCATGGGAACCTCGGGAGCTCGACCTGCCAGGTTTGGGTGATCAAGGCTCTCCGGGTGTAGTTCTCCACCCAGTCGACGGCCGATCTTATAAGGCTATCGAGTAGGTTGTTCTCCTCGTTGCCGTCGATCCTCAGGTAAGCTTTGAGATCGCTGATGCTTACCGGAATCTTCGCGGCCTCGACTGTTCGCTTCACAGGAGCCCCCTCCGAATCATCGCCTTGCGGGATATAGCCTTCTCGCGGTCTTCCTTTATCGCCCGCTCCGGCTCAATGAACCCGTTCTTTACGAGCTTCCTGGGGTTAGGTCCGTCGGCAAAATCGATAACGTCACCAGGCTCATATCGCTTACCGAGGATCACTATCGGTTTCTTGACTACGTGGGACATGGTCCCTCCAGGGGGGGGTGGGGGACGGCACGAATGCCGTCCCCCTCCGGATCGGGTTAGGATCGGACTATGAACTGACGATGTTGTCGAGGACCACAAATGGGCTGGCCTCGGTCACTCCGTCTTCCAGGGTCAGGGTCGAAGAAAGCCACGGGCTGCCGTCCACGAGCTTGAACGCCTTCACAACGGTGGTGTTCCGTGTGAAGTAGACGTGCTCGCTCATCGCGACTGCTATCCCGAAGCCGTCCTTGATCAGGTAGTAGGCGAAATCGGCCAGCATCACGTCACCCTCGGAACCGAGGGCCGGACTGCGCTGATTCTTGAAAATGGGCATTCCCAGGATCGTCCCGGGTGTGCCGGCGGCCGCGTTCGGCTGCCATACCAGATGACCTTCGGTGTCTTCCATCTGCAAGAGCCTGGGAATGATCGTCGAACTCACTACCCAGAGACCATTCTGTCCGAGGAATGAGCCGTACATCTCGCAAAGGTCCGCATAGGTCACGTCGCCGCTCGTGGTGCGAGGCACCTGTACTGTGGCCGCATGCCCGATTATCGGTGTCGGGCTGCCCACATTGCGTAGGAACGCCGTATCCTCGGCTGCTACCAGGGCACCGCGGAGCAGGTTATTCAACAGAACGCTTGAGGCCGGAGAGTTGCGGAGTAGCTGGTCGGAAACCGGTATGTGGCCGGCGACCTCCTTGGGCGTAAGAACGATCTGGTCAAGCTTGAAAGCGGTGGCAGGCTTCGTTTCCTGCTCATCGATCCACTGGACCTCTACCCCTCCGTACATGTTGTCGCCGTAATTGACGGCCGGCATCTTGAGGGTGGCATCGGGCATCGATGCGTCCGCAGGGATAACCGTCGCCCGAGGTCTCACGACCGCTTCTTGGGGGGACACCTGGAGGATTGTGGTGGAGAACTGATCAGGGACCAGAAAGCCGCCTGCATCCGCATCGGCCACCGACTGCCCACCGAGATCAGTATCCTCGCGCGTCTCGTCGGGGACCAGGCGCGGATCGCTTGGCCGGAACCTCACGGCATACATGAACTCGCCCAGGCTGCGGAATCCGCCGTCGCCTTCGGGTATGCGCTCCTTGCGCTCCTTCATCTTCTCGTCGATCATCCGCTTCTCGAGCTCTTCGTGCTGCTCGATGTCTTCGCGGATCGCGTCTGACTCTAGGAGTGCCGCCTTATACTCGGTGGCCTCTTCCTCGTTCAGGCTTCGCTTCTCTTCGTCAGCCTTGTCGAGTAGCTCTTTTGCCCTCTTGAGCAGGGCTGCCCGCTTCTCGCGTTTTTCCTTATTCGGGTCCATTTTCTTGTTCCTTTCGTGTTTACATTCGCATGGTTAGTTCGAGGCGATGTCGCAGCATGGAGAGATCCGCTGGGATCTCCGCCGGCTCTTCCGTCTCTGGCGAAAGGCCGTTGAGCGTTGAAATCGCGTTGACGATTACGGCGCGGTCCTCATCATTCAGCTCCGCGCCCGCGTATGACTTGGTGAAAACGGCTTCGAGCCGCTCGTAGGAAATGCCCGCCCGCTCGAGGGCCCGAACTGCAACATCAGTCGCGGGATAGGCGGGAAATGTACAGGGCGAGAGATCAAAGACATTGCATTCGATGAGCTCGCGCTGGACGGGTTTGGCCTCTTCGTCCCATTTGTCCTTCAAGGTTCGGAAGCCGAAGGACATCTGACTCACATCGCCGCGGTCTATTGAGACCATGGCGTCCCGGGCCCACTGAGTATCAGGGGGAAAAGCCTCGAAATAGAGACCTTTCTCATCCTCGGCCACGGTCAGGGTCTTTGCCTTGTTCCTACCGAGGACATAGTTGGAATCGTGATTCCATAGGGCCCTAATGTCATCAGACTTGATCGAGCGCTTGAAGGCACCCGGCCGAACCATTTCAATGAAGCCACCGAGATCCTCGCTCCAGGTATTGAAGACCGCGGCATGACCGGCTATCTTGGGCGGCTCATCACCATCCGCGCGTATGGTGCGAAGATCCTCAATGGTGAATGCTCGCCTTTCAATCTTTTTGTCCATCGTTTACCTCCAACTAAAAAAGCCCCCGAAGGGGTTAACCCGGCTCGATGCTACATACACACCCGTCGTGTAACGGCGGGGAAGTACAGTTCCATGAGGGACTCATGTCGTCGGCGCCCTCAACCGACAAGGAATCATCCGGCCCCATGAAAGGAATATCTATCCCGACTGTCCTACCGTTCATCTCCTCACAGTATGGGCAGCAGTTGGCATTCGCCGCCCAGACCAGCGCGATGATACCGGACGCGGCAAAGACCGTCCGAGAGACCATCCCATCCGTTCTCACCGTCTCCCACTCCGCGACACGATCGGGTCGACTCTCCTCCATGCCGTCGAATTCTTCACCAAAAAGCTCCTCGAGGTCAGGCTCCGGCTTCTTCGCCCTCAGTGGAGACCCAACTATCTTGACCAGCCGGTTATAGGACTGCATGGCCTCCCGGTAGGCGAACTTGTCGACGTGGATCTTAACCGCGGCTTGAACTTCCTCGGTCATGTCCCTCTCGAGTCCCACCTGGTCGGCTGCAAGAGGCTGAATCGCCTCTGCCAGGGAGAAGAACGGGCCGGCCATTTGCTTCACGATGAATTCCTGCTGCGGGCCCCTGTAGAATTCCTCCAGGTGAGCTTTCAGTTCATCAGGATCCTTGTGTTGCTTCAGGATCTTCATGACATTTCGGCGCTCACCGCGGACAACACGCTGGGTTCCCTCGCGGAAAACACGTTTATATGAGTCGCGTATCCGCCGGCGGGCTACGCCGGAGCGACTTGATCTGACTTCTCTCACCGAAGCGACCGCTGGCGGTGCAGGTGCAGTCGGCAGAGCATCCGTCGGCATCATGTTGACCGGCATGTAATACTTGTCGCCGCCCGGGATCGGGTTAAGGTTTTCGCGGGCCCTCACCTCATTGGCATTCATCAACCCGTCCATCCGCATGGAATGGTAGAAGGCCGCTCTTGCCGCCGAGTCACCACGGAGCAGGGCATCAACTAGAAACTCGGCATAATAGGTCCCCTGGTCCGCAATGCTGAAGAGCCGAACCTTGACAAGCTGCTCAATCCGTACCAGCCAGGGCCGTATCGTGCCGATCACGAAGTTAAGTTCCTGCTGCTCGATGTTGGAGAACGTAGCCCTGTCCAGATCTCCGAGCTTATGCGGCGGGAGATTGAACATTCGCGCCACTTCTACTACCTGGAACTTGCGGAGTTCAAGAAATTGAGCGTCCTCGGGGGCTATAGAATAAGAGGCAAAGTCCATCCCTTCCTCCAGGAAGAGCGGCTTGTGTGCGTTCTCCGCGCCACCGTGCTGCTCCTGGAAGGATTGCTTGAGATTCTTGAGCGCCTGGTCGGAAAGATCCTCGAACTTGCCAGAAAGCTTGAGGACAATCCCCGGCCGCATGTTGTTTTTGTAGAACCGCTCGCCGAATGCCTCGGCCGCAAGCCCCAGGCCGACGGCTTCCTTTGCCATCTTGATGACCGAATATCCCTTGATCCCATCGAACCCCAGGCCGGGGACGTGGAATATATCCTTGGACATCATGGGATAGGTCTGTCCATTCTTCTTCGTGATCTCGTAATAGAGGCCGCTCTTGAGATCATCCTCGACCAACAGTTTCGGTTCTACCCTGTTGGCCGGCAGCGGCCAGAGCGCCGTTACCTCATTGAGTGGATCGCGCTCAATCTCCGCATAAAAGTTGCCATGATGAAGCAGGTGGACCAGGGCCATTTCCCAGAACGTCATCGACGTCATCCCGGGATTCGGCTCATCGTGCAAAAGCGAATACAACGGATGATCCGTTGCCTTCTCCCTGCCCTCGTTGTCGAGGCGTTGGTAGACAGGTAAAGGAAGGGAACCCACGGTGCCGGCAATGATCGTGACTGCATTGTAAACGGCGGTATTGCGCATTGAGCTTTCGGGCGAGACGGTGATACCAGTCGCGGTATCCATCCTGTCCGGCCAGGCAAGCTTACGCCATATTTCGGGGTCGCGGATATCTATCGTTTGGACGCTCGCCCTCTCACTGGGAGGGGTTAACACGCGCCTGAACATTCCCATTAGTCGCTCCTCTGATATCCGAGTAGCATCAATAGAAAGCCGCTCCAAACCAATAATGAATAAGGCGCCAGGATCCAGAGACCCACGCTGACCAGGATCATGCCGGCGGCGATCGCGATATCTGAATAGTCAAACATCATAGAGAGGCGAACCCCCGGTCCGCGTAAACGGATTTGCGGCTGGTCTGGCGTACAGCCAGGTCAAGCGCCATGATAGTTGCCACTATCCCATCAATCCGGTCCGTAGATTTTGCCTTGTTCGGCTTAACATTCGCAGCTGGATCCATGCTCACTACCATATTGTCGGCCATCCATCGGAGCACTTTGTTCCCAAAATGCTTCAGGCGGCCCGACAAAATAAGATTGAGAAGTTCCTTTGTCGGAGGACTCATATCCTTATAGCCCTGGCCGAATTGGGCCATCTTGAACCCAGCTCCCTCTAGCTCCTGAACCATCTGCGTTGCACCCCATCGGTCAAAAGCCACTGTCTTGATTTTGTAGATGACCCCGAGCTCCTCGATCTTTGCCCGAATGCTAGCGTAGTCTATGACATTCCCAGCAGTCGCCTGGATTAATCCCTGCTTCACCCACATGTCATAAGGGACCCGGTCTAGCCGGGAACGCTCAAGTATCCCTTCCTCAGGAACCCAAAACGTCGGAAGCACGGCATATGTCTCATCCTCTAGCGGAAACACCAGGCAGAATGCGGCAATGTCCGTCGTGCTAGCCAGGTCAAGACCGCCATAACATTTCTTGCCCTCGAGTTCAGAGAGTTTGACTTCACCGATGCACTCATCCCAGTTAAACATTGGGATGAAACGCTCTTCCTGCTTAGTCCATTGATTCAGGTATAGCCGGCGAAACGCATTTTCATAAGTTGGAACCTGCTTCGCCTTTTCACACTCAGCGCTGAGATATTCCTCATCGAAAATTACCCCGTAAGAAGGGTTGGCCTTCGCCCACACTGCCGGATCGGTCCAATCTTCTTCAGGTTCTGCGCTGTAAATAACCCCATAAAATGTTGGATCTTCTATAAGTCCTTCGTTTAACTGCCTGGCATAATCATGCAACTCGTAACACAATGAGTTCTGGTCGTAACCAGCAGTCGTGATGATGATTGTTAGCGGTTGCTCGCGAGCCCCAGTCGAAGTTGTCAGTGCCTCCCAGAGCTCCCGGGATCTCCAAACATGCAACTCGTCAACGATAATGCCATGCGCATTGAAGCCCCAGGATCCTGCAGCATCATTGGGAATCGCCCTATAGAAGGAACCCGAACCATAATGCACAATGCGCTTCTGCGAATCAATGATCTTCAAGCGCTTTGCCAGATACGGTGTCTGTCGGACATAACCAGCTGCTATGTTAAAAACGATGGACGCTTGGTCACGGTCATAGGCCGCACCATAGATCTCGGCGCCAGGTTCACCATCGGCAAGCAACAAATACAAGGCCAGGGCAGCGGCGAAACTACTTTTCCCATTCTTGCGCGGAAGTTCTACATAAACGGTTCGGTATCTGCGCCGTCCTCGGTCATCAATCGTACCGAATATTTCATGGATTAACTCGAGTTCCCATTCAAGCAAGCCAAACCGGTGGCCCGCCCAGCGTCCTTTTGCATGGCGCATCCCGCCGATAAACTGTAGCGCCTTGTCAATTCGCGCCTGGTCAATCTGGCAACCACGGGCACTCATCATCATCACCCAACCCCGGCATCAATATTCGAGCCCGCGAACTAGGTGTCATTCCAAACTCACTGAGATAGGCGCGAATCTGCGCGGAGTGATCGCGGAAAACCTGATGGGCCGGATGCTTCTTGGTCTTATCACCACGGCCTTTCGCCATTACACCATCTCGTTTTAAAAGGCGCATGGCCTTCATGGCAAATGAATAATGCAACACCAGCATTGTAAAGGCCGGCCCATCTATGGTGGTGAGAAGATTGAGCTCTTCTAGTTCGGGTCCTATTTTCTTCCACAACTTCTGCGCATCTTCTGGCAGGCCGGGCGGCATGCGAGGTGCGATGGGCTTCGGCTTCGGCTCATTTTTATTAGAAGGTCGCCGACCTTTGCCCCTGTCACCCTCGATGACTTTCAGATAATCAGGTTTTGGCGGACGTCCCATAGGCATTTTTCTATCACCCTATCAATAACATTTGTTCACCGACTGCCTGCGCGTGCTTCCTGTTGTTGCATATGAAGTGCGCGGCTCTCACATTCTCTTTTGTGTGTGCGCCGCCCTTCGACATCGGAATAACATGATCGATGGTTGCACTCATCTCAGCTGGGTGTATAATCTTTGGATCGATCTTTGATCCACACAGATGGCAAGTCCAGTTATCCCGATTAAAAATATAGTCCCTGTCGATAGTCTCGTATTCGACCCCATAATGCCGGGCGCGCTGCCTATGCGTGTAGAACCTGGGCCTGTGAGTCGCCTTCGTCTTCGACTTTCTCGTTGCCTCAAGGTGTCCAAAATAGCATTCACGTGAACAAAATGTTGTTCTACCGGTTGCCTTCGGCTCAAACTCTTCCCCGCAATGAACACAAATACAACTTACTGGGCGCTTGCGTAGCGTCTTGTGGGACATTGCCAGGGCACAAGGATTGCTGCAACACGTCTGATCCTTATATGTGGGTGTATAAACTGCCCCGCATATGGCACACTCCCATCTTTTGTTCTTAAGCGTCCGTCTGGCTAGGCCCATGCATCCATGCGTACAATACTTTTGTTTATTGCGCCTCGTCTCAAATTTGCGACCACAGCCTGCGCAAATCTTCTGATGCAAATATTCCATATCGGCTAGTCGACGGCCCTCTTTGGAACATTCCTGCGAACAGTATTTCTGGTTACTGCTGTTGGGCTGAAACTGATCCCCGCATTGGGCGCAATCCTTCGGCGGGAATCCCTTTTTCATACTGTTTTGCCTGCAGGTGGTAGAACAAAGTTGATGCTTATAAGAAAGAGGCTGAAATCTCTCGCCACATTGCGTACAGATCACCCACTCTGGCCTAGGCCGCCAATGATAGGGGTGCTCCAACTTGTACTTCTTGCCGCGAGTTCTTCTGCATTGCTCAGAACAGGTTATTCGTTTCGGGCCCCTGTGCTTCGGTTGTTCAAATTTCCTGCCGCATTCAACGCATTCGCTCATAAAAAAAGCGCCCGGAGGCGCCAATCCCTTTCTTTTTCTTGGTCCTGGTTTGCAGTAACTAACCCGATGACTAAGTCGGAATCTCCAGCTTGCTCACCCAACGGTTTTGCAACTTTCAGGTACCAGCGATAATTCGGTGGGGTGGGGGAAGAAGATCTCTTTTGTAACTATTGCAAATAAAATGTGCTAACTGCAAATTACTTCTCGTGTGATTCCCACCCTTAGCCAATGGTCTGATGTGATCTAATGTCGGACTCAATGGATGTGGGTGCTGCTCCTCTCTGAGTACGATACCCCCACATATCCTGCATACCCAGCCATCCCTTTCATATATTTCCTTGCCCTCTATCTTCTCAACCAACGCACCTTTCAATCGCGCCCTTCTCCTTCTTTGCGCTTCGCGCCTCTGGCATTTGGCTTTATCTGTTTTCTGATAAGCCTGTCTAGCCTTACCAGTACAGGACAAAGAGCAATAGGTTCTTCCTTTGTCGCCATATTGTTTAACAAATTGAATGCCACAATATTGGCAAATATATATCGGCTTACCTCTTCTTGCCCGATCAAACTTCAATTGTTGTCTTCTAGCCTGCTCCTTCCTGCATTCATCTGAGCAATAGATGACATTCTTTCGGCAGTCGTGGAAAGCCTTCCCACAAATCGCACACTTGCAGTTCACTTCCTCGGCTTCCCAGTACTTCTTCCGTGCTATCTGCAGTTCTAGTTTCTTCGCCCTCTTATGATCGAAGAAGCAATCCCTCGAGCAATACGTAACACGATCGGGTAGTTTAGGAAGATATCGCCTGCCACACCACAAGCACTTCTCTGGTTGCCTACTTTGGGGATTCTCGTAATTCCATATGTCGCAACATCTATGTGAGCAGTATTGCCTTGGGACTGACTTCCTTTCATATTCAAAGGGTTGCCCGCAGTTCTTACAGACTGTCGCTTCCATATGAGTTAATCGTACACTGGCCCTCTGACACTCACTCACCGCGCCTTGTCTTACGGTTGTGGCAACGAGTACAAAGTGATTGAAAGTTACTCCACACGTCCTTGCCGCCATGCCGCTTAGACTTGATATGGTCGACCACCTTGGCAGGCTCGCCACACTCCTCACACAAGGGATGCTGCCGTAGGTAAGCATCTCGCCTGCGCTTCCACCTCGAGTCATAACCTCGATCGGCAGCCGTGCCTCTTGTTGCCTTGTCCCTTCTGTATCCCTCGCCCCTGTGCTCATCACAGTACTGCTCATGCGTAAGGTTCGGGCAGCGAGGATATGCACATGGATGAGGTGGCTTACGAGGCATGCCCGTTGACCACTGCCCACCACGCCTTCTCTAATAGATCCTCCAGGCCATACATCTTTGCCCATGTGTCGCGTCCCAATACATGCACCCCCTTGCTCCCTGTGTGGTGTGGTACGCATAGGGGGATCTCATTGCCTGGCACTAACGCGCGTTTACCCCATGCACCACGGGTATAGAGATGATGTTTGTGGGCTGGAGTGGCGCCACAGATGTAGCATTGCATTAGTGCCTACTGGTCGCGGCGGTTGGATTCGAACCAACGGCCTCCTGGGTATGAGCCAGGCGAGCTGTCCACTGCTCCACGCCGCATTGTCTGGAAGCTCAAACAGAAAAGGCCCGCCAATTGGGCGGACCTCTAAAAATAATTCTAACTCTTGTCGCCTTACTGCGGATACATTCCCTTATCCTTTCGCTAGACAACAGTTCTCTAACGTCTATTCTTGCTAATTCTATTCTATCGCCACAAGCGACACTGTCAATAGACGCCTACAGCTCGCCCAGCTTGCGCTCCCAGTACAGCGCGTTCTCTTGGTGCTCTGTCTCCATTGCCTCGGCTATCGCGTAAGCGTCCAGATCCTTGATCAGGCTGTTGTCTTTCCTGCTGCCCCCGCGCTTGTTGAACGTGACAAAGGATCCATGTACACCCAACTGATAAGCTCTCTCGATCGCCCGCTTGTATACCTTTAACCACAAGTGATAGCTTCTCAATCTGGCCTCTTTATTTGTATTCGGAATGCCAACAGTGCGGATTGCCCGACATCGCCTACCCTTGATCTAAGCTTGCCTGAACCCTGGCTGAGTAACCACTCGATCTCTGCCTCGACAATATTAAAACGGTGGGTGATCTCATCGTGGTCCCTGTCTTGTCTGCGCCTCATCCTATCCTTGAGGTTCACTAACTCACGCTTGCAATCGGCATGATACGTTTTGCGGGCTGCTGGGAGGGGAAGTCCACAGAGCTCGCAAGGTATTTTTATATGAGTAACGTCGTGAACAATATTAGTCAGACAGCCTCAGTCCCCTCGCTCTTTCACATTGAAACCGAGTTGCTCAGCCAAAATCTTCGCTATGCCCTCTCTTGTGGGATCAACCCCGAATATGGAAGCAAACCACTCCAGATAAGTTATCCCCTTCTTCTCACAGTAATCCTTACATGTCATCCCTTCGCAATCGGGGCATGCTTTGATCTCGATGATCTTTCCTTCCCCCCCAATTTTCAAGATCATCTAGCGATGCCTTATTCAGTGTCTCGCAAAATGGACATGCATACATTAGGCCTCCCTTGCTTTCAGCATCGCATCAGCAAAGTGGTAAGCCGCTTCAGCGATAATTTCAGAACTCGCTCCGTGCCTTATGCAACCTATCAGCGCACACCCCGCAAAGAAGTCCCTGATATTGGGCTGACCATAGAACCGACAGGTTTTGCATTCTTCGGGTTCAGCGATGCAATCTTTACAAGCTTCGGGTAGCATCACGCCTCCAAACACTCCGGGCAGTTTATAGCCTTCTTCGTCCGCTTCCAGTCAACAAAGGGCACCAGTTGCTTGCGCCGGCAGCGCACCAGGTAGCCACCCTTCGCCTTGACCCGGGTGCCATGATGTACTAGCCCGCCGTCACGCCGCTGGATTCTCATCGGACCCCCTTGCGAAAGTCCTTCCTCCGGCCGACAAAGACTCTGGCAATGTGCCCTTTCTTGTCATCTATCGCGACAACAAGGACTCGCCCGAAAAGAGCTAGGACATGGTCTACGCAACCCCAAGTGAAGTTAAGCATTCTCAATCGTCCCCCCCAGGGTCGATGGTGCATCGGCAATTCGGATGCAGGGGTGGAAAGAAAACGACGTCCGTTATCACAAGATGGCCGAACCACTTCTTGTACCTTATGCCGGTGTCGATAGCGGTCGCGGGATAATGCTCATGCTTAAACCTCAGTATGAACCGCTGGAATCGCCCGCCATGCGCCCCATATTTGCGCAGCATCTCGTTACGAATGAACGCCTCTTTGTTGACCTCGATTATGGTGTCTAGCACATTCTCATCTACATCGAAACAACCAAACTCAGCCATCTCCTCCTCCTTGTGACCGTCTTTGTAGTGAATTGCGCCCCTTGTGACTCCATGCCCACAACAGGCAGCGTCAACACCAGGCAGATAACCAAGGCATGCGTCATATCCCTCCGGGGTTGGCAACCTACCGCACCTAGCACATGAAATGTCGGCTGCGCCTTCTGTAACCCAATGGCCACGTGATAGAAAACGGACGGTCACTCTTCGCCCCTCTCCTTAATGTCGTCCCATGCAACGCGCCCGCTATCGACCACGTCTTGATAATCACGCTCATGCTTGATCGCCCATGCCAGGATCCCAGCTAAGCGGATCATCAGCTGGGCCATTTGCTCGAGCTGGCTATCGGTCATGGGGATCCATCGCCTCTTTGATTTTCCTGAGTGCTTCTTCGCCCGCCTTTGCTATGGGCAACAGAACCTCCGCCAGTGCTTCATGCAGTTCCAAGAAAGCCTGCCTCAAATCCTTCAAGTCCTCCGAGAACTCAACGTCTATATCTTGCTTGTCAGGAGGAGGCTTCTTACGAAGGCAGAGGCGGCAGCGTTTCATCTTTTGCCCGCCATGTACCCTCGCAGGTAGGCAAGGCGCTGGGGACTATCGTATCCACTGGCTCCAACGACTACCTCTAAGAGTTCGTCAAGGGAAAGAGCGATGAGCGGCTCAAAAGTTCCTTCCATCTGAGCCTCCACTGCCTTTGCCGACGGGACAGGTATCGGTTTTGACGGCGGTTTAGACGGCCTCGAGGGTGCTCCCAGATGACTGCCCATTGGCTTCTCCCCCGCCTTCTTCGGCTTCTGCCCTGGCCTCTTCCCAGCTTCCCTGCTCTTTCGCTGCGCCTCGTTATAATGCTTCTTACATACCGCCCTATGCAGTACACGTTCTTCCTCGCACTCCTCGATGCTGCATTTCGTCTCTTCGCTCACCTGAATTCCCCCTTCTTTCGCCCGGCACTCCGGGCATAACCGCGGCTTCTCCTGGCTGCTTTCCGGTATCTCAAACTTCTTGCGGCACTTCGGGTTCCTGCACAAAGCCTTCCCTACAATCCCGTCCGCCAGGCTCTTCACGCTCTGCTCCTCACTCTCCCGCCTCAGTGCCTCGTCGATGTCGTCGGTGCCGTACTTCTTGCATAACTGCTTGAACTGTCGTTCCCAGACTGTCTCGTCGAGCGTGTTTGTCAGCGAGGGCCCCCCCCCGGCTCATTTTCGCTCCCTTTGAGATTGCCTTTTCGCTTTCCCGCTTTCCCTTATCCTCTCTATTGCCAGGCAGTCTGCACATAACGGGCGATCGGGGATCTTGCTCGCGTCATAGAACGTCTGTTTTCCACACTCTGAGCAGAGCACCGGCTTAATCACTTGCTCCCCCTTCTGCACTTCACACAACGACGCTTGTGATACTTCGCGTCCACCAGCTCCTCGAACTCGCCGCCGCAGTCTTCGCATATATGCGTTTCGTGTTCACCTGTTTTCTGGCGTTTCCTTAATGCACGAGTGTAATCTGCACCCTGGGGATCGCGGCGCATATCCTCAATCAGTGTACCGAGGAATATGGGCCCGTAGCGTCTCTCGTAAGCCGCCTCATGTGCAGCAAAGAAAGCGTCGATGTTACCCATTTGCGTCCCCCTAACCTCTATACGCGGCATCTTCAGGCAAGTAAGGAAAATGCAGCCGTGCTTCTTGCTCTGATATATCTGGAGCAATAACAATCTCCCGTTCCTTCACAGTTTCCACATTCGATAAACCCGTCACCTGAACAGTCGGTGCAAACGCTTCTCAAGATCATGGGTTCTCACCATCCGGGATGACCTTCTCAAACTCCAGAGCAAGTTTGGGAACGTACCCACGCTTGTAGAGTTCCTTTCTGCAATCCCGGGTCCGCCAGCATCCCGAGCAACCCTCGAGGGTCTCCCTGAAAGCCTCCTGGACACGCTCGTCCGTCGCCTCCCTCAGCTCCGCGGTTGTATTTACCGGGACCGCCGCCAGAAACTTCTCGAGCTTCTTCTTGTAACAGGCGTCATCTTCGGCAAGGCAATATTCGTAGGGGCTCTCAATGCCTCTCTCATAATGAAATGCGTTGGGAACCTCATAGCGATCCGTGCATTTATCGCAGACCTTCCCGAAGCGCCCCGACTTCATCGTCTTCCAGCCGCCATTGACGTATCGTTGCCTCATGATCCGCTTCTTCTTGCAGCGCTTGACCTTTTCGAGGGCTGCCGCTTCCCGCTCACGCTTATATTCGAGGCAGGTCTGACTCTCCGAGTTGCAGAAAACGCCGCGGTGGTCGGTCCCCAACCAGACCGCTACCTGGTAGTCGAGGTCGAGCATGAATTGACACACGTTCTTTTCGTCGTTCCAGCCCTCGCAGCAAGGCGGGATCTCCTGCTTTGGATTCTTGTACGTCTTGCAGAAACCGGAGAGCGCTCTCTCCTCGAGACCGGCACCGAATTCGGAGACGTGCTTCTCGAGCTTCCGAACATTGTTGACGTCGCCTCGGTAGTTGGAATGTGCGTAGCCTCTCGAGAAGTCCTTGATGATCCGCTTGCGGATCTCCGGCGTCTCTATCCCACCGACAAGCGACCATGTCTCCATGTCCCTGCCGCCGGCCTTCACAAACGCCTCGAGGACCTCGGGATATTTCCCAAGGGAGTACCTGGTCCCCACGTACTTGATGCTCTTCCCCAGAGCCTTCGCAACCGCGGACCGCTTCATGCCGTTCTCGATGAGCTCCACAATCGCCGGAGCTTCCTCGGCAATGGAGAGGTCAGCACGTTGCAGGTTCTCTACCAGGGCGAGTTGCACAGCAGCAGCCTTGTCCGCCGGCGGGTCGATAACGCGACAAGGGATCTCCGACATGCCGGCAAGTTTACAGGCCTGGCGCCGGCGGTCCCCGCAGAGAACTGTGTAGTGTTCGTTCTCGGGCCCACTGCCTTTATCGTTGCTCAGCGACATGTAGACCACCAACGGCTGGAGTAGGCCGAGCTCCTTGATACTTGCGGCGAGCTCATCGAGAGCGGTGGGGTCAAAATCCTTGCGCGGGTTGTGCGGATTCGGTTGTAGCTTTGCCAGGGTTATCATCTTCAGATCGCTCATAACCCCTCCGGTGGCTCGTAGGTGTTGACCTGCCATTGCACTTGATCCACGGTTGTCATAGTGCCGTTACCTACGCAGTAGCCGGGGCAATCATGCATGGTCTGAGGGCAACCGAAGTACTTAACCAAGAAGTCGAAGTTGGCGGCGATACCTTCTTCCCAGTTGTAGAATCCGTACTTGTAATCTTCGCCAACCATCCCCCATGCATTGTAAGAATTGCCGCCGGATTTATTGCACTGGCCAGGTGGCAGGGGATGATTATATGTTCTCATCCCATTGGTGCTTTCCGCTTCCGCGATACCCGCCGACAACGATCCTGGTATGCCGGTGCGCTCTTGATTCTGAATGTAGTACTCACCGCACCCTTGCATAGGGCTACCCTTGTGAGCTAGGTAAGTATCAATGCGCCACACGGCTATCCTGCGTTCCCTTGCAGCTCTAGCCTCAACCACCGCCGCTTGCATCATCTCAATCGCTGGCCGATCCCGCTCAAGGGGGGCAGGTGCTAGAGACCCAGAGTCACCTTGACTATGCGCTTTCCCCCCCCCTTCGGCGGTTTCATACAGCAGCGGCTCATCTAAGGGTAGGGTGGTGACTGGGGACGTGGCCGAGGGCGAACTTGCCCCGTACAGGCTGACCGGCTCGTCGTGTCCGTCACCACCCAAAGGGGCAGCGGGGGAAGAAGACCGTGCGGCAACTCTTGGGGATATTGGAATGGCCTTCTTTTCGCCCCCCGCTATAATTATCAATGCTCCAATCAACAAAGCACCTATGATTGTCGATATAATGAGCATAGCGGTTATCTGTGTGCTGGCCCTGGCAGGGGATTTTGTGCGCGGGTGGCCGCTATATCTTCGTGGGTATTTCATTCGTTGCCTCCCATATCTTGCGACACTGTGTGCAGTTCGAGTCAGATGGATTTCCCTCGCGTATTTCATAGCCAACGGGGTCATGCTGATTGACAGCCAGCGGACGACCACAGATGGACTTGGCCACGAAAGGAGCAGGTGGCAGAGGTCTCCGCAGTAAATGAATCCGCCCTATTCTTATCGGATAAGCCAAAGCCACTCTCATCGCCCACTGTCCTTTCTTGCCAACGGCTGCTTGCTTACATCGCTTATAAGCCGCTCTAGCCTCTTACTGACCTTGTCATATTCCTCGTTGACCTCGAGGGCCGTTGACTGCCAGAATTCGCACTCCTCGGTCAGGCGCACTATTTCCCGATCGCGGTTGTGAATCTCGATGGCTTGGCAGATGACCACCAGGGCCAGGTAGGCGGCGATGATGATGGCGATCATGGGGCCTCCCTGATTTTCCGTTGCAGTATTTGCCGTGCTGCACCGGCCATCGTTAATTTTGGATCCGGACTCTCTGCATAGCGTTGCCTGATTTCGCTCATCGAAGGTTGTATGCCGTACATGCGATATTCCTGAAGCACCTTTTGAAATTCGAGCGCGCGGTTAATTGCGGAACGGTTGAAGTTCATGCCCGCACCCACTTGCCGCCCTTTTTCACTATCTCGCCGGTACGTTTGCCTGTGTCAAATTCCTTCATCGAAATTAGTTTTCCGTCTACTTCAGCCTGGGGATTGCCGTGTGCATCAACGGGTGCTTGCGGCTTTTGGTCTGGCCGCTCAGCCTCGGGGATCCCGGTGATCCATTCTTCATACGGCTTCTTGGATCCAAGGAAAGTGGCAGGAAGTTTGATGAACTCAGGGTCCGTTCCAGCTTTGGCCTTGGCGTAATTTCGGGAAGCTGCTATGAGGACCTCTGGGTCGACCCCTTCCTTCAGTCGGGCATTCCATTTCGCAAAGGCATTGCGCTTCTCAAGCCGTCTTGGATATGTCTCCCAGAACTCCTGAAATTCGTCCGTATATTCTTCTTTTAATTCTTCTTTCTTTATTGAAATTGAAGATGAAGATGAAAGAGCAGGCGTGACATTTTCGGAATCATCCGTGAATTCATCGCGTCCCCTTTGCCGCGCCTTCCGTTTCCTGGCTTGCTCACGCTCTTTTCCTTCCCTTTCCATTCGACGTGATACAAGCGTGACAATTCCGTGACTGTCCGTGACGTTAGCAATTCCGTGTACCTTGTTTTCGTCCAGGAAAGTTTCGAATTCTTCCCCAGTACAGCCACACATTCGGCATATAGCTTCCGTGGTAGCTTGTATATGACCATTGGAATTCTTCCAATGCATATCACAAAGAACCTTGATCCAGATGCCGGTTGAAGACGCGGAGAGGGGCCGGGTATCGGCCATGAAGTCGTTAACGTAGAATTCCATATATGGCTTCTTCCCCATCAACCATCCCCTCGTTTGCCTACCCCGACCTCCACCGTCCAATCCACACCCGCGACCCCATGCGGGCGAAACTTTGATAAATAGAAGGACCTGCGTTTCCTTCTGTGCCCATCAATCGCCGGAACCTTGCTCAAGAACTCCACCGTAGCCGTCTTGCTTGTACCGCCGACTACCCGGCTGATGTAGTAGCGACCGTCAACGCGAACGCTTACGATGTCGTAGAGGTTCATCTATCCCTGTTCCTCTTTCCAGGCCTCGTGAGCCTCACCGTTGACCTCGGGAAGCTCCGGCGCCAGTGTCTCGTCGGGTGCCGGCTTTTTCGCCCTCTTTTTACGCGGCTTCTCGGGAGGCCCTTTGACGAGCAAGACTCGGCGCAGAAGGTTTGTCACCGCTTCCTCGCACCTAAGGCAAATGTCCTGAGCCTCTACGTCAAACAGGATCTCCCCTAACGCCGATTCATACTTCAGGCTAAGCTTGCCTGCCTTCTCCCCCTCCTGCACTACCTCGCCACGCCGATCACATACTGTCCGTTCTGCCAACTTCTTCTCCTTTCTTCACGCATTCAACGCATTTGAATCCCATCTTCGATCCATCTTTCGTCAATCGAGCACCTACTGTCAGAAGGCGGGAATGACCACAGCGAATACAGATGAATGCTCCAAGATCCAAGGCCCTGGCCAGCTGGTTGCGGGCATCAATTGCCTTGCTGCCGTTATCGCCGATCTTCATTCCCTCCCTTCTAAGTAACCTTGCCTTGCCTAACTAAGCGATGACCTGCCACACCCGGCCTTGTCATGCAATGCCACGCTTCGCCGTGCCATATCTGAGCTAAAACTTCTTCCAATTAACAACCTTGAAACGCCCAAATGGACCTTTCCGTTGCGGCCGGTAATCACCAAGTCCAAGTTTTCCACCAAGGTCATCTACCAAGTCACGGACCAGCTTTTCGGAGAAGACCTTGTCATCGTATTGGACTGTGAACTTCGTTCCCCATTCATCGAATCGTGGGCGGTGGCAGATAATCCGTCCGCCCGTTGACGGAATAACAACTGGCCGGCTGTCCACTTCCCATTTTGCTGGCTTGATCAAACACTCGGCATCGAGGATGAAAATGCCTGATGGGACTAGACTCGATTTCTGTGTCGTGAGCTTGGTCTTGCCTACCTTGTGAAATTTCCCAGCCTCAATAAGTCCAGCATAGATGTTCGGGCCTGGGAGGTAGGGGCCGTGTCCGTTCTGATAGACCTTTGGCTCCGCTTGTTCTCTGGGCGTCCCCTTCTCTGCATTCTGAATACTCGGCTTTACTTCGTTTGGATCATGGTCGGGGAATTTGTTCATCAATAATGGTGTAATTCCCTCAATGGTCACTTCGATCGTCTTCATCTTCAAACCCCCTTGTTAGAGTGCCTTGCTCTGCATTACCCTGCCAGGCCCGGCTTCGCCTCGCTCTGCCACGCCTTACCTCACCTGGCCACGCCTCACGCCGCATCGCCGCGCCCCAGCGGGCCGTTCTGTGCCGAGCCATGCAGCAAATTCTTCAAGAGCGCTGTTCTCCATACTCGAACAGCGGCAGCGCTCCGAACTCCGCTTCCATCGCCCTCTCGATAGCCTCTGCCCCCGCATAATATTGCCGACCAACCTCACGCCGCTGACTCACACAGTGCTTATATGCGTCATCATCTCGACCTGTGGGCCAGGAGTACCCGCCGTTGGAAGTGCTAAGGATCGGCTTGCGCAGGTCGCGCCTGGCGTAGTCAACGACCGTCCTCAAGTCGCGGTCGTTGGTCAGCCCGAGATATTGCTGGAGATCCTGGCCGCTTATCGCGTTCTCCTGGCCAACGTGGTAATTCTGGATTTTGCGTATGGCTCGGTTGGCTAGATCTACAATATCCATCTACCCCTCCGCCTGAATCTTCCGAGCAAGCCTCGAGACTTCATCCATCTTCTTTCGAGCGAGTTCCAGCTGTCTCTTGTCGATATATCCCAGATGTCGGGACCCGGCGACGATTCCCAGGTGTGACTTAACATGGATCACGAGATCGGCTATCTGCTGAACATCACTGAGCTTCTCGAGGGATACAGTTGTTTCAGTGGGGGCCGGTGCCGTGAAGCCTGAGCGATCTGGCCAGACACGCTTCATAACCTCGCTCATGTGACCTCCATTTACTTATCGAATTCCTCGCAGGTGCAGTGCTCGCGGCATTTTCCGCAATCGCGACATCCCCTGGGCTTGAGTTCCTTGCAGGTTCCGCAGACCTTCCAACCCCTCACCTGCATGAGATATTTTCGGTGATTCAGTTCTCGGCTACGTCTTTCAAGTTCGACCTTGTTCATTGGTTTTGCCTCAATGTCGCGTCCACCATTGCGCTCAGGTAACCAAGAAGCTTGTCGGGCTGGTCCTTGTAGCGCTTGAGCAACTGGAGCTGCTTGTCTTCGGTTTGCTCGCAGATCTCGAATCCCTGCATGATCTCCTTACGCAAATCCTCAGAGATCCCCTCAAGGAGGGTGAGGCGAAGATCTACGTCGATATTCGGGGTGGCCGCCGGCGGCGTGACCTCACCTCCGTCAGCCGCCGGCAGTGCCTGAACCTCCTCTACATTCCCTTCATGGTCGTGAGCTTGTATCGACTTCGGATATGTGTCGTCAGCGCATTCCAGGGGCGCCGGCTCAAGCTCCAACTTCTCTCCTCCCCCGAGGACCAGGCGCTTGACCTCCAGGAGAGAGGCCGCTACGTCAAGCCGGATGCAGTGGTGCTCCTGAGAGTGCTGCTTGCCGTCGTCGTCGACGTAGGAAATGGTGTAGGGCTCCCGGTAAAGCTTCAGCGGGATCCCGTCAATCCTGCCGAATAGACCCTGGAGAGTACCGATGAACGCCAGGCAGTTCTCGATCGACCGCCAGGAACTCGTAACGATGTCATAGACGCAGAGCCCGGGAACTCGGTAGCAGATGAACGTCAACCGCCCCTGTCGCTTGCAACGCTTTTCAGTGACCATCTGGCAATCCTCGCCAGCGCAGTCGATCTCCTCTTCGCGTTCCCAATGGTTGGCGATACTGCCGTTACCCCGGCATTTCGGACCCGTGGCGCCCCACATCATGTAGCAGATGTCAAGGATCTCTCGCGGATCCTCGTCATGAAATATGATGTCCAGTTCGCGGGGTTCTTTGCCGTAGAGCTCGCCTACCTTCGGAGCGTCGACCAGGTTGAAGTAGTTAAGCTCCTTGGGGTACTCCTTGCCATTGACGCTTACCTGCTTCTCGCCGAGCCGGATCCTGCCAGCCCGGGGTACCCTCAATGGCCTTCTGTCAAGCGCCGCTATACCATATGGTTGTGAGTCCATGGTTGCCCACCTCCTTTCCTAACCGCGTCTTACTGCTCGATAAAACCGATGCTAGTGTGTCCCGCCGCACGGTGATTCCAATACATGGATTCCTCTGCAAAAACAGATTTCGAGGTTGAATATATGATGATCGAAATGTCTGCGCCTTCTTTGTACGTGTCCATGAAGTGCTTGATAAATTCGGATTGCAGGTCCAGGGTTCTCCGTTGATGTCCAGATAGGTCAAGTGAATTCGTTTGCCAGTATTCATATCTGCCACACACGACGATGAAGCATTTGGCGTGTCGATCGCCGCTGTTGAAAAGCTCAAGGTATGCCTCAAATCCGTAGCCCAGGCAGCCTTCGGGAATAACCTGTTTTTGCATGACCTTGAATCCCGGCGGATAATATTGAGGGGAACCTGCTTTGAACGGTCCTAGGATCCATTGCGGTTCTCTATCCCAGGGAATGGCTTGTTTCCGTTCACCCTTGGCAATGCCAGTTCCAAAGAGCAATAGACCCGCGCATATTATCATCAAGCATGATCTGAATCTGCTCATGTCCATCATCCCCTTTCAACCGCGCTGCAACTTATGAAGGTCTGCCCAGATCCGCTGTGACAGGATTGCCATAGCTACTACGTGCTCCGACAGCTCTAGTAACTGGGATTGCAATTCCATCACCTGCTCCGATCGCCGCTTCTCCTGTTTCGTTGCCGTCGTAACCGCACTCATAATTACCTTCTGACCCGCCTACCCTTACCTGCACCTGTAGGCTTGCCAGAACTTCCTCCCGGTCAAATAGCAATTTTCCACCAACCCGCATGACCCCTATCTTCCCGGCGCCAACCCAGGCATAGACCGTTTCCCTGTGAACTTTCAGGTAGTCGGCCATTTCCTGTGTAGTCAGCAAGTGAACCTGTATCACTCCGCCGGCACCTCCTCCGGGTAGTACTCCGACACAACAGACTGCCTGATGGGCTCGCCAAGAACGCTGGCAATTCTCTTGATTTCCTCAGAGGTGAGATTGAACTGGCCGCGTTCGGCCCAGGAGAGGTAGCCTCGATTGACTTTCGTCAGGATGCTTAGTTGGCGAATGGACATTCCCTGCGCCTTCCTTAGCTTCCGAATGTTGCTCTCGTACCTGACTGAGGTTTCCCTGTTTACCTTGGATCCTGCTTGGTTTAACCGCTCCATATGATGAATATAAGCCCTCATGTGGCACACGTCAAGTAGTAATTGACAGAAGTTAACCCTATCCAAGGCCTGAGTAAGTGTCACAGAGCTTGACATGCTTGGGTAGACGTCTGCCCGGTTGACTTGCTTGGATCCAAGAGCTTGTAAAGCAGGAAAGCCCCCCGCTTTCGAGCGGGGGGCTGTACCTTGTCAATTTCGATCTAAGGGGTGGATGGGGTATCTGTCGCCGGCGGGCTCGGGCCCGCATCTGCCGGCCGCGGTAGACCTACCCAGGTCAGCACTGAAGTGACCATTCCGATCCCCGCAGTCATCAGCACATAGTTACCCGTTAGGCCGCCAAACACCGCAAGCGCGGCGCCGCAGACGAGGGCGACCAGCGCCAGTATCCATAGTTGAGTGCTGCTCATATGCTTCACCTCCTTGTTACGCAGACTTCCGCAAAAATACAAAAGGAGTTGCCCAAGCATCATATGTTAAAGCGCCAGCAGGAAAAGAACTTGGCAATGCTCCATATGCGTTCGTTATGCGTATGCCACTAATCCTATAAGTTGTTGCTGGGGTATCAATACCAAAAATTGGTATGTTAGAACCCTCCCTTGCACACGTCATGTTCGGGCTAGCAACTCCGGCTAAACACACCAGACCATAATACCCAGGGGAAAGAGTGGTGTTAATTACAGCTTCTGCTGTTACGTGTGCGCCAGATACATCAAGCGCTCCGCTATCAACTATTAGGCTTCCTGGCCTATCGCTACCAGGTGTCCAATTGTAAATTCCAATCCTACATACGGCACCAGGTGTATTATTGGTATAACCAGTTCTAACAGCAATCCTATCAAAAGTTTCTGAATTTGGTGTGACTACAAAAAGAAGGGCACAAAGCGCATTATAGGTACAAGTACCAGATGTTGGATCAAAACTATCTGTTGTATAATACCTTCCAACTATGCGGAACCCCCAAGGTGAAAAGGATGGCCCTGTAGCGCCTTGTGCTCCGGGATCACCCTGCGGCCCTTGTGCTCCGGGATCACCTTGGGGCCCTTGTGCTCCGGGATCACCCTGCGGCCCTTGTGCTCCGGGATCACCCTGCGGCCCTTGTGCTCCGGGATCACCCTGCGGCCCTGTTGAACCCTGTATTCCCTGGGGACCTTGTGCTCCGGGATCACCCTGCGGCCCTGTTGAACCCTGTATTCCCTGGGGACCTTGTGCTCCGGGATCACCTTCTTCCCCCGCCGGACCTTGTGCCCCTGCTGGACCTTGTGCTCCGGGATCACCTGCTGGACCTTGTGCCCCTGCTGGACCTTGTGCTCCTGTGGCGCCTTGTGCTCCGGGATCACCCTGGGGACCCCCCGCCGGACCTTGTGCCCCTGCTGGACCTTGTGCTCCGGGATCACCTGGAGCGCCTTGTGCTCCGGGATCACCTTCTTCCCCCTGGGGACCGGGGGGACCCTGCTTTGCAACTTTCACAACTCTTAATTGGGGTTGGCTGAGCACAACCGTAACAGTGTAACTCATGATTGATACCCTCCGGTTATGTCTTTGCAAACTGGCAACTCCGCAACGAAAAGAGTTTCTTTCACCCCTGTTGACCAGGTCACCTCCACGTCCAACATATATGCGGAGTCACCCTCGGTTGATTCCTCCATCACGTCATTGGACACGGTGATCGTAAAGGAGCCGTTCCCGTCTTCGCGGGATATGTCTACCCCGTCAGTAGTCTCGGTTACGTCATCCCTGGCATGCAAGGTGAATTTGATATCCGCGTCGGTGAGGACGATGGGCTCGCCGTCTTCATTTTCTATCGCTATGGGCAGGACGAACGTATCACCGTGGTATACACTCTCGAGCGTTATCATCTCAGCCACTTCCGTGTGCCTCCTTTAGGTACTAAAAAAGCCCCCGTTTTGGGGGCAACATGTGAACCGCCGAAGCGGGAGTTACTTTGGAACCTCGCGGATGCTGATGTCGATAGGGTCAGCGCTCTTGATAATGAGTTTGAAAGACCCCTTGAGCCCCGCGAATTTCGGCTGCTGGAGGATACGGCTCATGCTGTGGTCATGCTGCACAGGTGTCTTAAACTCTTGGCCGTCCGAAGGAGTTGCCGGGAACGATCCGTCTTTGCCCTCGAAGATGAAAACCACCTCTCGGGTCTTGCCGTCTGTCGTCACCCAGTAGTCGGCCCTGTCTCGGTAGCAGTCGATCTTCCTAGCTTCCGTAACTTGGTTATAGTCCCAGGATTGCATATCGTCCTCCTTGGGTTTTACGGGCCCATGCTTGATATAGGCCAGCACGTCGTTTTGTAGCTTTCCGTTGGCAACGAACTGCGCCAGCAGGTTCGCCGGGCAATCGGTACCCTTGCCCCAGGGATCCCCAGGACGGCAAGGGGGCAATTCTTGATGGCCGAATATCCAGCGGCCAGCCAGCGGCTTGAACCCGGGACGCTTATAGATGTCGGCGCAGAGGGCTACCAGTGCGGAGTATTGCGGCTCTTGCATGACGGTCGAGCCGTGGAAATCGCCCTGATTCTCGATGCCTACACCCTTGGAGCTCCAGCCGAAGACCTGCCCACCACCGGAGTTATAGATAGCGCCGCTGTTGGCAGTCCACAAACGGTTCTCATAAACTCGCCCCGATTGAAAGCAGGAATAGGCTTGCAAGATGTCCCAGGCGCCATACTTCGATTCGTGTTCTGACTGCCACATCCTCATCAAGCCCTGCTCCTGGCCGACAGACAAGAGGCCGTTGGGCGAGTCAGTATAGTGAATGATGATTACGTTTTTTTCATAGGGCCCGGTCGGTGCCCCGGCAGGTGAAGCAAGCCCTGATTGCGAACGGGGGATGACAGTCATGATACCTCCAGAATCAACGCCGGATCATTGCTCATAAGCGCCGGCAGATTTTCCCTGATCTTGTCTTCCGGCCAGTCCCACCAGCGAAGCTCGAGCAGCCTTTCCACCGTCTCATCATCAAATCGCCGGTAGATCTCCTTGGCGGGATTGCCGACGACCACCGCATAGGGCCGGACGTCCTTCGAGACGACGGCGAATGCACCAATGACCGCGCCATCACCAACCGTTATCCCATGCAGGATCTTGGATCCGGATCCGAGCCAAACATCATTTCCGATATAGATCTCGTTAGGTCTGTGATATAGCTCGAGATCCCCGGGCGCCCAGGCATTGAGATTGTCGAATGGGTAACTTGAGATCCGGTCGATGTTGTGATCCCCGCCGAACTCCAGTTCCACACCGTCTGCTATCGAACAGAAGCGACCGATAACTAACTTAGATCCTTCACCCCCGACGACCTTCGGCAAGCCGTATGTATATTCGCCGATCTCACACCACGATCCAGTGAAGTGGTCCTTCAGGTAAGGGACTCGGCTCATGCCTTGCTCACCCAAAACGAACCTCCCACCATGTTCTTTTCCGAGAGTCCGTATTTTCCCCGGATCTCATCAGGGTATTGTCTGACCATAAAGTGAACCGGGAAGATCACCTTGAAATTACTGCCTCCCATGAGCATCGCCCTCAAAATGTACTGCTCGTTATACCCAGCACTGATCCATTGGGGCGGGTAATCCCAGGGTAAAAATATGTCGTGAAAATGGATCACCACTCCGCTCTTCAATCCTGGTAATACTTCAAAGAATAGAAACGGGAGTTCGGAACCGTACCAGAAAACATGAGACGTATCTATGAAAAGGATGTCCCCCGGTTGCAGTAGGTCGAAAGTCTCAAGGGATGTTTCCTGCACCGGGCCCTTTATAAGGTCGAGAGAGTCAATGTCAATCCTCGGTTCGGGGTCGATGCAAAGATGTTTGGCGCCCGTAGTCTCCGATATCAGCAGGGAAGAGAATCCACAGCCGGCCTCGATTATCAAATCCGGTTGTAGTGATCTGAGCATGCCCTGCAAGGTATAGGCATCCGCTCCACCAAACCACGAGTTATCAAGGTAATACCCCGGACCCTTATCCTGAATAGGGGTTATCTCGAAACCATGGAGAATATCCAGTGCCTCTTCGTCCTGGTAGTCAACCATGTCAAACTGCATGCGGCCACTTCCGATCAAAAAGGTCTCTGTCCTTTTCGCGCCTGATCACGAAATCGGTCAAGGTGCTTACAGTCTTGCTGTGGAAATGATGGATTTCCACATTCACGCTCTGCACGGGTTCATAACCCATCTCGCAGAGCCGGATATAATAATCGTTATCTCCGTACCAGTACACGAACTGCTCATCAAAGGGTCCAACCTGGTCATAGGCTTCCCTCGACAAAAGGAAACAGAACCCTGCGAAACCATTCGGATGTTTCCCGGGCCGATCGGGTATCTTCGTCCGCAATGGCCGTCGTCCGAGCATCTTGTTGTGAACCTCGAAATTCGCACGGGCCCTCTCCCCATGCTTATAGGAGGGGCATACTACGTGTTCCCCGTGCTCGAGCAACTTCTCCGCCCACATATCTGGAAGCACCAGGTCGTTGTTAAGAATCGCCAGGTGAGACCCCTGGGCTGCCTTGCAGCCTTGATTCCAGGATCGCGACATTCCAACATTGCGCTCGTTGCGAATGACCGTTACTCCCTCGAGGATCTCCGTGGTCTCGTCGGTGGAACCGTTATCGATGATGATGATCTCATACGGAATATGGACGGTCTGCTGAATGTTCCCGATGATCGCCACAGTGTACTGTGCCTGATTCATCACCGGGATAATGATCGACAGAAGACCGATCTCGGGATTCACCGGTGCTATCTCCCTGGATTCCCATGCCATGTAATTCTGTTCTTTTGTCACTCCCACGCTGGGCCCACATTGCGTTCCCGCCACCACCTTATCTACCCAGACCGGTTTCAGACGCTGCGAAAGGTTATGCGCCGCGTTGAAGTCGCCGGAATACTTGCCGTGCCACTGACCATATTTCTTGTGCCGCGAATGGTAGACGATGCTCGAGCATGGAATGTCGTTCAGCACAAGCTTCCGGCCGAACGCCTTCGGCATGATATTCTTTCCCAGCAAGAACTTGCAGATGATGAGATTGCCAGCGTCCCTCATATGTGGCTCAAGGGTAGCCAGAGCATCTGGGGTGAGAAACTCGTCATCATCATCCAGGACCATTATCCAGCCGTCTTTGACCGCCTCCAGCAGATCATTGACATACAGGTTATAGAGCGCGTCTCGATAGTGGACTTGGCCATTTGGTACAGGTGGGGAAATCTTGCCGATCGCGGGGACCAGGACGTCTGCCTCCCCAGCGTATGAACAGGGCCGATCGATGCTCACTATATGGCGAATCGTCCCCTCCCATTTCTGGGCCAGTAAAGATTCCCGGTGGCGCCGAAAATGATTCGGGCGATCACACGTCCTGGTCAAGATATTCAGCAGGGGTTTAGCCACGCTCCAGTACCTTCCTCATCCTGTCCGGCCGTCCCGTCGCCCACCTGTACCGCTTCCACATTTGCAGGTTTACCCGCTGATTGAACTGCCTTTTGGTAGCATCCTCGACATGCCAGAGGTGGTAAACATCGCCCGGGATGAATACAGCAGGCTGGAACATGGTGTCCACCGCGCGGCTGAAACTCTCGTCCTCGCCGCCCCAGCCTTCATACCGCGGATCGAAACCCCCTACCTCGTCAAATAAGCGGCGGGAAATGATATTGACCCCGCCGGCGTATTTGTACTTATGGCGCTCACTCTCAACAGGCAGCAAATCGAACGGTAAGTCCTCATAACCCAGGAGCCCCTCCGTGGCCTCCTGGGTGAGGTTGAGACACCGGTTATATGGAACTACCCATTCACCCTGGAGAAGCCCCTGTGACAGTTGTTTCGCTGTAATAACAGTATCCGCGTCGATGATAGCGAGTGTATCGCCGGTCGCGAAGGAAACGCCGTGGTTGACGGCCTCCGCTTTCGACCTCCGGGAGCTCACGCCAATTTCGACCTCAAACCCTTGGGCTAGGTAGTAGGCATGCACCCACCACATAACCTTCTGGCGCCATTCGTCGTCGCCGTAAAAGGGGATGATGATCGTTGTGTCCATCAGATAACATGGGTCAGAGCGAGAATGGTAAATAGAACTCCGAGAAAAGTGGCAAGGCCAAAGAGGGCTTTCCATGTCCAGCTCGGCACCTTGAAAATAAGTTCGAGAGAGGTCAGCCGCTTTTCCGTTTTCCCTGCCGCGGTATCCATTCCATCCATTCGTTCTGTCAAATTGTGGTCATCACGTTCGCGGCGGGTCACTTCATTGTCGATAGTAGTCAGCAGGTTGTTGGTGATCTCCAATTGCGTCTTGTGGACCTCGCCGATCTCGCGGCGTAATTCATTCACGCCATTCTCGATACGCCCTATGCTTCCGTTCTGCGCTCGCTGATAGCCTGCTTGCTGTTCTACGTACCGGGTGAACTCGGGCACCTGCAAGCAGTTCTCGTGGTCACCCATTATCGGCTCCTCCTATTATTCATATATGTTGTAGTCAACACCGTCTATCGCGCACTGGCATCCGATGTACCCAGTAATGCTCCGTCGATCGCGCACATTACGCCCACGAGGGATATGGTATATACATCTGCGGGATTAACATCTGCACTACGTGGAGCTCAGTGATAAGTGGATATTTGGCGTAGCCTGCGTCCTCGTGGTCTACAATCGCTCTGGTCGTCCAACGACACGTTTCTTCGGGTTGCATACCGAACGAGGCAACGTGGGTTATCGGTACGAAATCGTCAGTTGGAGTTACGGTCGCCCATGATCGCCCAACGATGGTGGAAAAGTCATCCACCGTCTCCTGTAGATAAGTTCGGAACATCCATTGAATTGATTCGTCTTGGTTCTCGCCAGGTATCAAGAACCCGTGAAGAAAAATATGAAGGAGCGCCGGCGCGGTCGATGAATCTATCGTTATTATGCCGCTGGCCTCCGTAAACACGACGCCAGGCCAGGCATAATACAGCGTTCCTTCGATATCCGGGTAAGCCAAGTAGGCCGAGCCCGCACCATAGTCCTCGATACCCCCTGCCGGACCTTGCGAACCATCGGCTCCATCGGCTCCTGGTGGTCCCGGCGTGCCTCCTCCTCCACCGCCCGACGGAAATGACTTCGGGGTGTTGTAAGGGTCAAATGATATGCTAGCGAGCATATTCCTCATGCTCACGCCTGGCCCGCCGGGGCTTATCCGCAATGTACCGCTCATGCCGTCACCTCTTCGCTCTCTATGTCGAATTCGGTTTCAGCTATCGCAAACGTAGACATTTCGTTAAGCGTGGCAGCGTCATTGACATTTGTTTGCACTGACGCCAGGTCCTCTATGAATACCAACGACCCAGGCTTGATAAGTCGGACATCAGATTCGACCCCGGTGTTGACATCATAGATGCGCTCGAGTGTTAGGTCTGAGGCCGGTCGCATGGTCGTACTCTCCTGCAAGGCAACTTCGGCTTTCTGCTGCGCCATTGCCTCCGTGCAGTATTCCTCGATCACGAGTATCCCGTCACATCTGCCGTACAGTTTAGAACTAGCCTGATCGGGGCCATCATCCGGCCACCAGAAGGTTTCCCAGGTCGTACCGTCAGTGGTGTATTTGACCAGCACGTAGTTTGTGATGCTATCCCGCTCATACATGAGGCTGGTGTGGCAGTCCTCCATGCGAACCTTGTAAGAGATCATGCTGGGTTTCGGGTAGAAGTCGAACTTGCGGTCCGCCCCCACACCCATAACATAGCCGTTATACTCGTTGATTTTTCCCAATATCGTGTTGTAGTAGAGGTCGTCTCCCAGGTCCAGGTCTGCCGGGAAGATGTAATCATCGGTGTAAATGTTTCCTCTCTCGAACTCCAGGTCGGTGTCCGCCATCAGGTTCGCAAGTATCCAGTCCGACCCTTTCATGCCGGCAGTCAATGGCGTCGCGTTAATCCTCTTGGTCAACAGAGCAAAGTATCCATAACAGGTAACCTCTATGCCGGTGTCCTCCTCCGCCTGTATGTTCACCGAGGATATAAGGCCCTCCCAGGCTACGCGATCGCCCGCCGATAGTTTGACCTTGTTTCTGATTTGGAGGTCCGGGTAGCTGAAGCGCACATCGCGCACTATGGGAAATGTGCAAGCGTCGTAGCCTACGCCATCCTTGGCTGAGAACCGGAGGCCGTTTATGCCAGGACTGATATCCTGATATTTCACGCTCCCGGTGACGTCGTATACTTCTATGATGAGTTTGGGCCAGATTACCATCGGTAAACCGGCCTATATTTGAATGTGGGGATCACGACGGGATTCAGTTGATCGTCATTGTTCACGCTGTTGACAGCTAACAACGTGAAGTTGCAGCCTTTGGGATCTATCACAAAGTTTGGCGTTCCCTTAGTGTGCATGGGGTCATACACCTGCGCCTTGTTGAGCGTGCCGTCAATGGACGTTAGAATCTGCTTTGAATGGGAGTCGAGTATGAGATATGGGGTTGAGTATTCCGAGACCTCAACAAAAGATCGGTCTACCGGTATCAATGCAATCTCGTCATACCAGAAGTTGTCAGTGAGTCCCGGGTCAGTCTCCAACTGGATAACCTGCTCTAACGTTGACTCATCCGCATTGTCGCTTATTAAATGAGTCGGTATTTGTATGGAGTCCATCCGCTCGGAGAGAAGTGCCATTTCGGTAAACACATGCTGTTGTGATTGGTCTGATTCGAGTCTTTGGGGTACGGTGCTCGGGCTTATGATTTCCCCGCCCGTGGTCCGGATAAAGGACTTGAGCGTAACTCCGTGAAACTGAGGAGCTGCTGTACCATCAAAGGAAAACCCGGCTGTTGGAATGACCAGCCCTCGGTGTGAATCTATGGGAAATGTCGCCTCGATGACAGCCCGGTCAAGTTCCATCATGGACATGTCGTCGAAGTATAGCCTGGCCGGATACCCGTAAAAATGCGCCGCTGCCCATGCCCGCCAATATGGTTGTAGCTGAGTCGTGCCCGCAGGAAGACTTGTGTAGGGCAAGAAAAAGACCTTCTGCTCCCATGATGTCGGTGGCAGGTAGTTAAAGGCGGTTATGGTGCCTAAGTAGTTGTCGCTCACATCATGACAATGTATGCCCAGTAGCGAGCGCATATACTTAGATTCGTTGCCCGTCCTCCTAAACCATGCGGAGATTATGTGGTCCTTGGTAGGATCGATTGTATAAAGCTCTGTGAATAAGCGACCTATTATTCCAGGGTGGTATCCCCATTCAATGCTAGCTACGGCACAGGCGGTCCCCGCACTTCCAGTATGCACCGGAGCAACAGAGGCTCCAAAGATCACCTGGGTTATTTCATTGCTGAACCTCTCTGGAGTCCAGTGGTCCCAGATGGTTTCAGCCCCTATGGAATCGTATTCTTCAAGGCCCCCATCTGTAAGCATCTCTGCATCCAATACCGTGGACACTAAGCGATAGTCACCTGTCCTGCGAGTAGCGAGGGAAACCGCCGCCCCGGCGGTCGGCTCCACGACGGGCTCCCAATCCTCAGAATATAGGTAGCGCTCGCCGAGTATGTAGTGTGTGGGGTACGGAGTCTGCGCCTCCAAGTAGATGTCACACAGCGCGAGATCGTCACCTTTGACGTTCTCTGGAGCTATGGTTATCTTGGTGGGTGTAAGGCCGGTATCTATGTCAAAGTCCGCGTCGGTGAGTTCTTCCCACCTGCCATAAGGCTGCTTCGCGTCCAGGTTGCAGGAGATGATCGCCATGTTGGCATCCTGATATTCCCGGTCCCAGGCTCGGCTATCTTCTATCTGGGCTGCTGGAAAGCATTCGTAATAGCGCTCGTCCTGATCCTCCGTGCCGCTTTCAAAGAGGTGCATGAGGTATATCTCATCGCGCCGCATCTCGATCATAAGCGCCTCCACCTTGTCGTGGAGGTCCGCTTCGTCATCTCCGATAACCTTGATCTCGAGGGGCACGACGATTGTTTCAATTTTGGTCTGGGTCGGTGAGAGTTTCTTGTAATCAGCCAGTGGACTTTCCGCAAACTTCTGTGTCTGAGAAGCGGGCTGCGGAGCAAAGGTATTCAGCTGGACGAAATAATCAGTGCAGTCATTGATGTCCAGCAGGATGTTCCCAGTGGTCCCATCGGTTCTGACGTATTCTTTGTCGACAAATTTCAAGATCATGTGATCAACCACAACGGACACTCCTGCCGTAACCTCCGGTGGAACCGCGGTATACGTTATTTCTAGCGCGGGCGGTAGCGAAACGTCCATCAGCTTGGCCCCTGCCCAATATCTATTACAAATATGCCCGTATAATCGGGGGTCAGCGTGAACGCCTCACCGTTCGGGCTAAAGTTCTGCCCCATGTTGTAATAAGCCAGTATTTTCATATCAGCCGCTGTTGCCGGTGAAGAGTCATATATCACGGCCTAGCGGATATTCGTTAGAGTGGCATTCGCCCACTCGATAGCAGTCGCCGTAATCCCATAGTCGTTGAGGCTATACGCGAGAGACAAACCTCCCGCGTCATATCCAGTACCGGAAACCTCATTGGCGAAGTCAGCCGCACAAGACCATGTCGACGGATCGGCCTGGTCGGTGAAGAGGGCACATTTCAGATCAGCCCCGGCATTTGTGAAGTCGGTATATTGTTT